ATCAACAAATTACCCATTCTTTTTTAAACCAACCCAGGATGGAATGGAACGCCCCAAGACAGAGTTATCGTACAAAGTCCCGTCGAAGAGACTCACTCGTAACTCCATTAAGGAGACGACGGATGACGCGGAGCAGCTCGGGCTTGATACCACGATCGATTGGAAGAACACAGGGGACAACTCCTATGATGGAGAGAAACTTAAACTACTCGTCCACGATGAATCGGGTAAATGGGAACGTCCCGACAACATCCTCAATAATTGGAGGGTCACGAAAACGTGTCTTAGACTCGGAGCAAAAATAGTTGGAAAATGCATGATGGGCTCAACCTCTAATGCACTTAAAAAAGGAGGCGGTAACTTTAAAAAACTATATTATGATTCGGACGTCAACAAGCGAAACCGCAATGGGCAGACTGCTAGTGGATTATATTCTTTGTTCATACCTATGGAATGGAACTACGAAGGATTCATTGATAAATATGGATTTCCTGTCTTCGATAGTCCAGAAGAGCCAGTTAAAGGAATCGACGGAGAGCTTATCTATTCTGGAGTTATCGAGCATTGGGAGAATGAAGCAGATGGACTTAGAGATAACAACGATGGATTAAATGAATATTATAGACAGTTTCCAAGAACAGAGAAACACGCTTTCAGAGATGAAATAGCAAAGTCTTTATTTAATCTTAATAAGATATACGAACAAACTGATTTCAACGAAGACTTAACTAAAGAAGGTTATGTGACTACTGGATCGTTTAATTGGAAAAATGGAGTTAAAGATTCTGAAGTTCAATTTTCACCAAATAAGAACGGCCGGTTTAGGTTATCTTGGATACCTCCTGTAAGTATGCAAAATAATATTGTTATAAAGAACGGTATAAAATACCCGGGCAATAAGGACATAGGCGCTTTTGGCTGTGATAGTTACGATATCAGTGGAACTACCGACGGTAGTGGATCTAATGGAGCACTGCATGGTTTAACAGCTTATAGCATGCTAGCAGAAGTTCCTAATAGTCAATTCTTTTTAGAGTATATAGCTAGACCACAAACCGCTGAAATATTTTTTGAAGATGTTTTGATGGCTATGATATTTTATGGTATGCCAATACTAGCGGAAAACAATAAACCCAGATTATTGTACCACATAAAAAGGCGAGGCTATCGAGGTTACTCAATGAATCGGCCCGATAAAGTGCGTAGCAAACTATCTGTTACTGAAAAAGAACTAGGTGGTATACCAAACTCTTCTGAAGATATTAAACAGGCACACGCTGCTGCAATAGAAAGTTATATAGAAGATCACGTAGGTTTAAAAGAATCTGGTGATTATGGTAAAATGTATTTTCAAAGAACGCTCGAAGATTGGGCGGGATTTGATATTAATAATAGAACAAAGTTTGACGCATCTATAAGTTCAGGATTAGCTATAATGGCTTGCCAAAGACATTTGTATGCATCAAAAACATCTAGAGAAGTTAAAAAAATTGATTTTGGTTTTTCTAAATATAACAATACAGGATCAAATAGTAAAATAATAAAATAGAAATGGCAGAAGCTACAGGACAAGTTACCCAATTTCCCAGCCAATCGGTTGATGATGCTACGAAAGCTAGCATGGACTACGGAATGGAAGTGGCGCGAGGTATCCAGAACGAATGGTTTAAAAAATCATCCGGTACAGGAAGGTTTGCGAAGAATCAAAAAGATTTTCATAAGTTAAGGCTATATGCTAGAGGTGAACAGTCAACACAAAAATACAAAGATGAATTTTCGGTAAATGGAGATTTGTCTTATTTGAATTTAGATTGGACACCTGTACCTATAATACCTAAGTTTGTTGACATAGTAGTCAACGGAATGCAAGATAGACTTTTTACGATTAAAGCTTTTGCTCAAGATCCAACATCTATAAAAGAAAGGACTGATTTTGTTGAAGGTGTGCAAGAGGATATTTTAACAAAAGATATTACCGATAGGATTGAAACAGAGTTTGGATTAGATTTACGTAATAATACTGATGCAGATGCACCTAAATCTAATGAAGAGCTAGAGCTTCATATGCAAATAAATTACAAACAAAGCATTGAAATTGCTCAAGAGCAAGCTATTGACAATGTTTTTAAACGTAATGCTTACTTCGAAACTAAAAAACGTCTTGATTATGATCAAGCGGTATTAGGTATTGCAGCGGCTAAGCATGGGTTTAACAACACCGATGGTATTGTAATTGAGTATGTGGATCCATCAAATTTGATTTATTCTTATACAGAAGATCCTAACTTTCAAGATGTATATTATTTTGGAGAAATTAAAAAAATAAAAGTAAACGAATTAAAAAAGAAATTTCCTAACCTTTCAAATGAGGAGTTTGAAGAGATTACTAAATCATCTAGTAACTATAACAATTACGATTATGCGTCTACTGATGTAGACGATTCGAATGATTCTAATACACTAAATGTTTTATATTTCAATTGGAAAAGCTGGGAAAATAAAGTTTTTAAAATTAAAGAAACATCTACAGGAGCTAGTAAAGCTATTAAGAAGTCAGATAAATTCAACCCACCTAAAGACCAAAGAGCACGGTTTGAAAAAATACAAACAGTAAATGAAACTATTTACGAGGGAGTAATGGTTTTAGGTTCTAATAATCTTCTTAAATGGGAAAAGGCTTCAAATATGGTTCGTCCCGAATCTAACGCTAATAAGGTAATGATGAATTACGTAGTTAGTGCACCTAGATTGTACAAAGGGCGAATAGAAAGTTTAGTAGGTAGAATGATTACTTATGCTGATTTAATTCAGTTAACACATTTAAAACTACAGCAGACGATACAAAGAATGACACCTTCTGGTGTTTATTTAGATGCTGATGGTTTAGCGGAAATAGATTTAGGTAATGGTACTAATTACAACCCACAGGAAGCATTAAATATGTACTTCCAAACTGGTTCTGTTATTGGTAGATCTATGACTGTTGATGGTGAAATGAACCCCGGCAAAGTACCTATACAGGAACTCCCCGGTGGTGGAGGTCAACAAACGCAGCTGTTGATCAGTGCATACAACTACTACTTAAACATGATACGTGATGTAACTGGTTTAAATGAAGCTAGAGATGGTTCTGACCCATCGCCTCACGCATTAGTAGGAGTTCAAAAGTTAGCTGCGGCAAATTCAAACACAGCAACAAGACACATATTACATAGTTCATTGTTTATAACAGCTTCATTAGCAGAGGCTATATCTATACGAATAAAAGATGTATTAGAATTTCATCCTCAAAAAGAGGCTATGATTGGTGCTATTGGAAGATTTAGCGTAGGAGCTTTAGAAGAAATGGAAAAACTACATCTGCATGATTATGGCATATTCTTAGAGCTTGATCCCGACGAAGACGAAAAGCAATTAGTTGAAAATAACATTCAAATAGCTTTATCAAAAGATCAAATTTTTCTTGAAGATGCTATTGATGTTAGACAAATTAAAAACATAAAATTAGCGAATCAACTTCTAAAATATAGAAGAGCTAAAAAACAAAAAGCCGACCAAGACAGAGCACAGGCTAATATAGCCGCACAATCTGAAGCTAACGGTAAGGCCGCGCAAGCTGCTGAAATGGCTAAAGCTCAAGCAGAGCAAATAAAAACACAGTCTAAGGTTCAACTTAGTGAAGCCCAATCTGGTTTTGATATTAAAAAATTAGAAGTAGAAGCTACTACTAAGAAAGAATTAATGCAATTTGAATTTGATTTAAATTTAAAGCTTAAGAAAATGGAGTTAGATGCTAAGAAGGAATTATCGGCATTAGAAGGCAAATCAATTTCTTCTACAGATATAACTAAAAAAGTTACTAACCCAGTACCATCTAAGTCTTTTGAATCTAAAGGCAATGATGTCATGGGCGGGATTGATACAAGTATTTTTAATCCTCGATAAATTATTACTAATTATTATATATTATTAAATTATGAGTGAATGGAAAGTTAAAGGTGCTGTTGATAGTGAAGAAACTAAATCAGCACAAGAACAAGAACAAGCGGTACTGGATACTGCTGTAGAAAAGGGTGAGATCGCTCCTGAGTCTGCTGGTAAAAATGAAGATGAAGTTCCGGTAATAAACCTAGACGAAGTTAACAAGCAAGACGAACCGGTAAAAGAGGAAAAAGCTATTGAAGGGCAAGAAGAAGCAGTTTCTACTCCTGAAGAGGATACAGAGGTAGAAGATACCCCTTTAGAGTTAGTAACTGATGAAGAAGAGGTACAAGCTCAACCACAGGACGATAGTCCTAAAGTAGATCAGAGTGCTGCGGAAAGGAATGCACCACCTGAAATTGAATTACCTGAAAATGTAGATAAGCTAGTAAAGTTTATGCAGGAAACAGGTGGTACAGTAGAAGACTACGTAAACCTTAATAGAGACATTTCTGCATATGAAGACGGAGATATATTAAGAGAGTATTATAAACAAGCAAAACCTTGGGACACACAGGACATCACAGAGTACATGGAAGATCAATTTACTTATGATGACGATGACGACCCGAGAGAAATACGTTCTAAGAAAAGAGCGTTTAAAGAAGAGTTATACAATGCTAAAGAATACCTCAAAGGTAATAAAGAGAAATATTATGCTGATCTCAAGTTGAGAAAGCAAGATAATATTCCTAAAGAATACCAAGAGGCTCTAGAGTATTATGGCGAATATAAACAGAGCGCTGAATCTAATAAACAACATACGCAAGCATTTTTACAAAAAACTGACAAAGTTTTTAGTGAGTCTTTTAAAGGTTTTGATTTTCAAGTTGGAGATAATAAATACCGATATAAGGTTCCTAATGTTTCTGAGACTAAAACTCAGCAGTCAGACATTAACAATTTTGTAAGCAAATTTGTGGGGGATGATGGAACTATCAGTGACGCTAAAGGATACCATAAAGCGCTATTTGCTGCACGAAATGCAGACAAACTAGCTGAACATTTTTACGAGCAAGGCCGTGCCGATGCTCTACGCAATTCCGCTAAGGAAGCTAAAAATATCAATATGGATCCAAGAAAAGAAGGCGTCGTTAAAACTAATAGTGGACAGAAATTCAAAGTTGTTTCAGGTGATTCTAGTTCTAAACTACGAATGAAACTTAAACAATAAAAAATTAAAAAATGGCTTTAACAAGTGGAATTAACAATTTAGTACCTTCTCCAACGAAAGGTTCTTTATTCCAAAACAACTACATTACAGACTTTAACTTTACAAAACAATTCTTACCTGACGTATACGAAAAAGAAGCTGAGATCTACGGAAATCGTTCTATCTCTTCTTTCTTACGTATGGTTTCAGCTGAGATGCCTTCTACGTCTGATGAAATTCGCTGGGTAGAGCAAGGAAGATTACACGTAGCATACAACGATGTAGCACTAGTTGCTTCAACAGGTGTATTTACAGTAACACACCCTGCTAACCCTGATGGAACAGCATTCGCTGCTTCTGGATCTGCTGCTATCCGCGCAGGACAAACTATTATGGTGCAAGGAAAAACATCTGGTGGTGTTGTATCTGGACCAGTACTTAAAGGAGTGGTAGTTACTGCTGGAGCTG